TATTGTTTTCAAGTCGAATCCAACTAATAGACGTAATAGATTTACGTATTTTTTCATAAAATTTTCTCTCAGGTTTCAAGGTAACTAGGGTCTTCTATTCAGGGGTAAGAGGAGCGATAATTAACTTCTGTCTTGTTGGTTTTAATACAACACGAATAGAATTTTGTCCAATAATATTTGAATCTTGCACTTCAATTCTTCTAACTTCCTCGAGGTGACCATTTATCTCCATGTATATTCTGGCGTTAGATACTGCATTGCCTCTCTTACCATCGGTAAACTGATCAAGGTATTCTTGTAAGTGCTTTACGAACATCTTCTAACTCCTTTCTTAACTCACCATTTAATTTCTTGTGAGCTTCATTTATTTCTTCTAACTCTCTAACTCTTAGCTGCAGCTTTTCTATCTGC